ATGTTCTCTCTCCCCGATGGTCAGATTTGACCCACCATCAAAAGGATTAGCGCCATGACAAAACCGATTGTCCCGGATACTTACCAGATACCAGCAGGCTCTATCAGTGAACATCTGGGGAACTGTATTTCAGAGGGTCAAAAGTGGATAACCGCAGCTGACCAGGGGGCTGTGTGTTTGTCGATGAAACTGGCTGTGTGCATTGACACAATTTTTGACTCAGGCACAGACCTAGATAAGGCCGCAGCTCTTATTGGTCGATTAACTATTCTGATGAAAGAGTTAAAGCTGACTCCGCTGGCTCGAGATGCATCTAAGGCAATGGCAGAGGAGGTAGACCATGGCACAGCGTACGCCGAAAGTTATTTACGGCTCATCGGTGCCCCGAATAGCAAGCCCAAAACAACCAGGGCAAAGCCTGGGGCCAGTAGTCGGAGCATTAGCAAGTGATTTAGGTATGCCACTACTTCCCTGGCAGCAGTATGTTATGGATGATGGCCTGACCGTAGATGCGCAAGGCAAGTTTGTACGCTCAACCGCAGGCATTTTGGTAGCTCGACAGAACGGAAAATCGCATGTTATGCGGATGCGTATTCTTGCAGGGCTGTATGTGTTCGGTGAGGGTTCGATTATTGCAATGGCCCAAAATAGGCAACTTGCCCTAGATCACTTCAAGCAAGTAGTGGACATGGCAGAGAGTTTGCCCTGGATGCGTAAGCGGATTAAAAGAGTGTCCCGGACTAATGGCCAGGAGGAGTTAGAAGTTTATTGCCATCATTACCCAAAGCAGTGTGAGGGTCGATGTAAGCGAATACGCAAATACGGCATCAGGGCTGCAACATCTGAGGGTCCTCGAGGCGCTACTGCCGATTTATTGTTTGTCGATGAGCTGAGAGAAATTAAGCAAGAGGCATGGACCGCCGTAACTCCTTTAACTAGGGCCACAGGGGGGCAGACTTGGGTGGCCTCGAACGCAGGCGATGCATCATCCACTGTGCTTAATGAACTAAGGCAGAGAGCCTTGCTAATGGAGTCACCGAGGCTTGGCTGGTATGAGTGGAGTGCTAATCAGGGCGCAAAGGTCGATGACATTAAGGCATGGCAGGCAGCCAATCCAGCAATGGGGCACACTATTAGTTTTGAGGCTTTGCAAGATGCGGCAGCTCGAGATAGTGACGATGCTATCCGTACTGAGATGCTATGCCAGTGGGTTGAAAGTATCGACTCGCCCTGGAACCTCAATAACTGGGCTTTAGGTGCAGACAATGACCTCAGTTTAGAATTGGGTTATGAAACGTACATGGGTCTTGATCTTAACTTTAATCGGACAGAGGCTTACCTTGTTACTGTTCAAATTGTTAAGGACAAACTCGCAGTGTTCCTCACTCGATGGCAAAAAGACGGAGGACTAAATGACCGAGAACTTGCAGCTGATTTGGCACATCTCGCTAGGACTTACTCGGTTAGGTCGCTTGCATTTGACCCTAAAACGGCAGGCCACATAGCGCCACACTTGGCTAAAGTAGGGGTCCCAGTAGCGCCTACGACTTGGGCATCCACAACCTTTTCCACATACTGTGACTTAACGCTCTCAGCGATGAACCAGGCAGACCTAATTCACCCAAACCAAGAGACCCTGCACTCTCACCTAGTGGCATGTGCTCGCAGACCCTCGAGCGATGGCGGCTGGCGTATTGCTCGCAAGGCCGCAGTGCAAGACATAGGGGCGGCTATTGCCCTAGTGATGGCTGTGGGACTCGCCGCAACGCCTAAAGCCACTGTGGGCATTAGTGTGGTATAGGGTTAAGTTATGATTTCACCCGGTACTTACAACATGACTTGTTTCCAGGGTTCAACCTTTGACAAGACCTTCACAGCTACTAATGACAGTACGCCTATCAACTGGACTGGCTACACAGCCAAATTGCAAGTTCGGCAGTATGTAAATACCTCAGATACCGCTGTCTTAACCTTGACTACAGGTTCAGGGATTACAGCAGGTGCTAACGATGGCAAAATCATTATTACTGCCACAGCTACACAGACTGGGGCTATACCTCAGGGTAATTATGTTTATGATCTAGAACTTACATCGGGCTCGTATGTTGTCCGTATTGTGCAAGGTCGGTTCACTGTCGATGGTCAGGTTACCTCATGACCTACAAATTAACCGTAACCGATACGACTACGGTACTTGCTGTAACCGAGTCACCAGTAACAATTACTGAGCAGGTAACAGGTATTCAGGGCCTTAAAGGTGACACAGGCTCAACAGGTGCGACAGGCTCAACTGGGGCAACAGGGGCAACTGGAGCGACTGGGGCCACTGGCGCAACAGGTCAGGGCTACACCGCTCGAGGAGTTTACTCATCAGGCACAACTTATGCAGCCTACGATGTAGTTTATTACAACGGCAACTCATACCGCTGCAAGTTAGCTAGCACAGGCAACATCCCACTAAACACAACCTATTGGGAACAATTCACAATGGGCTTTGGTACACCATTGGCATACAACGCCTCAGATACTTATTACTTGGGCGATACCGTTACTCGTAATGGGTCTAGTTATTATTGCATAGCGACAACAACTGGTGCTGCCCCACCAAATGCCACTTACTGGGTACTTATTGCATCCAAAGGTGACACAGGCGACACAGGCGCAGCAGGTCCAACAGGCCCAGCAGGACCAACAACAGCAACAGTTGGTAACGCCGTTTTATACACTACGGTTGCAAAAGCAACAAACAACAACACACCTGAGGCAGTATTTAGAACAGCTGCAGGCACTGTTAATTATTTTGCTGTAGATGCAGACACAACCTACATGTTTGAGGGCATGTTGCAGTTACAGACTCAGACCTCACCAACAGCCGCTGCAGCTCGACTTAGCCTAATTTATGTGGCCACTGGCTCGACTAGCACATTAACTGAACAGGCAAGCAGGCTTATCTTTAATACTAATCAGACAACTGCTAACTACATTGGTGTAGGCGGTATGACTGATGCAACTAATACCAACGCTGACGGCAGTATAACCTCGGCATCCAGTATTAGTTATCACATCAAATTTAGAGGATTTATCAGGACTAACGCCACAACAGCAGGGCGCATAAATTTGGGAGCTACACAATCCGTTGCCGGGACAACAACAGCCCCTAACTTTGTTCTTGGCTCATACATTAACATTTACAAACTAGGCGCAGGTGCAACTGCTCAGGCTGGAACTTGGTCATGAGTAAGTGTCGCTCAGGTTGCCCGACTCAAGACCATGAGACTTATGGTGACTGCCTCGAGGCTGCTAACATTAGCATCGACAAGACCTCACTAAAGGTAAAGTAAAACGCCCAAACCTTTACAAATACACATAAAAGATTTCTGTTTAGAACATCTGTTCGATAGTATGACAGTGTGGGGTTACTCAATGCAATGCGTATAAATAACTCTGCTATCGTCATGCCCGAAATAGATGTCACAGCTGCCATTGCGGAAATGTATCCCGTAAACCCTATGAACCTGGGCTACACACCAGACATGGGGTATTTGCAACCAATCTCTAGACGAGCTGCCATGACCGTTCCAGCAGTAGCCCGAGCCCGTAACATTATCGCTGGCACTATCGCATCACTTGAAATTTGCACCTATAACGAGATGACACAGGCTAAATTACCCAGTCGGCCAGTAATCAAACAGCCAGACCCTAGCCTCGCTCGCAACACCACTACCTGCTGGACCATAGATGACCTAATCTTTTATGGGGTCGCTTACTGGTCAATCTTGGCAGTATCGCCCGAGGATGGTCGAGTAACACAGGCCAGGCGCATAGATCCACTACGAGTGAACACTCGAACGGACTCAACTGGTGTGCTTATCTTGTCGTACACAGTCGATGGTGTCGATGTACCTATGCGAGGCGTAGGCTCACTTATTATTTTCTGGGGTCCAGATGAGGGCGTATTAGCCCGGGCATCTCGAACAATCAACGCCGCCATCGAACTTGAGGCCGCAGCTCTACGCATGGCTCAAGAGCCAGTGCCTCAAATGGTGCTCCGCAATGAGGGCATGAACTTACCACCAGACCAAAAAGAAGCACTACTAACTGCCTTTAAGTCTGCTCGTCGTACTCGCTCAACCGCTTATGTTGAGGGTCCAATTAACCTCGAGGTCGTAGGTCTAGACTCTGCACAGATGCAACTCACCGAGGCTAGGGCATACACAGCATCAGAAATCGCTCGAGTAATGAACATCCCAGCCTGGTACATTAACGCCGAGTCAGCCACCAGCACATACAGCAATGTCTCAGCTGAACGCCGCAGCCTTTTAGATTTCTCATTACGCCCATACCTTGACTCGTTCGAGTCTCGCCTAAGCATGGATGACATTACGCCAAGAGGTCAGTATGTTGAGGTCGAGATGGATGATTTCTTGCGAGGCAATCCAACTGAGCGAGTAGATGTAATCGTAAAGCTTCTAGAGTCAGGCATCATCAACATAGATGAAGCAAGGGCTATGGAGGATCTAGCACCGAGGGGAAATCCAACAAATGACGCTTAACCTAACTTTCGCCGCCCACATTACTGGGGCTAATGAAGTCACCCGACAAATCTCAGGCATTGTCGTACCGTTTGGCAAGACTGGCAACACCAGTGCTGGGCCAGTAATCTTTGAGGTCGGATCTATTAGCAATCCAGACCCGAAGCCAGTCAAATTCTTATTACAGCATGATGCGATGCGACCAATCGGCAAAGCAATCGAGTTTCAGGTGACCCCGGGGGGCATCACTGGAACGTTCAAAGTTTCCAACACAACAGCAGGCTCTGACGCTTTAGTCGAAGCAGCTGACGGTCTAAGAGATGGACTCAGTGTTGGTGCACAAATCGACAAATACACAATCCAAGATGGAGTAATGAGAGTTACTGCAGCCAAGATTGTTGAAGTGTCGTTAGTCCATGCCCCAGCATTTAGTGATGCTGTGGTTACAGATGTGGCTGCATCCGAAGCGGAGGCAGACCCAGACACAATCCAAGAGGAGGACCAAGTGTCAGAACAACCAATCGCAACACCAGAGGTTGAGGTTGAAGCCGCCGCTGCTCCAGTAGTACAGGCATCAAGCCCAATCCAGACCGCACCTCGCCTAAACATCACTGCTGCAGGCTACCTAGAAGCCAGCATCAAGCAGATGACAGGTGATGAGGATGCCCGAGCCTATGTTAGAGCTGCCGATGATTCGACTTCAACAAACACAGGTCTTACACTCCCGCAACATTTGCAGGAGTTTTACACCAACACCATCGCAGACCGCCCAGCAATCAACGCTGTATCCCGTCAAGCACTTGTGTCATCAGGCATGAGCTTCACTGTTCCAAACTTGGGCACTGCACCAACTGTTGCATCGACATCAGAAGGTTCAGCACCATCAGAAACAGGCATGACCAGCACCTACCTAACAGGCACTGTTGTTAAGTACGCTGGCATGAACGATGTTTCATGGGAACTTATTGACCGTTCAAGCCCTGAGTTTTACACTGAATTGCTTAATCAAATGGGCAATGCTTACGCAAAGGCTACTGACTCAGCAGTACTAACTGCCCTAGCATCAGGTACACAGGCTGCAACAACTGCTGCAACTGCCGCTGGTTTCATCAGCTACGCAGGCACAGAGTCTGCTGCATGTTTCGCTGGCTCAAAGAAAAAGGCTCGCAACGTAGTTATCAACACCGACTGGTGGGGAACTCTACTAGGTGCAGTCGATACCGCAGGTCGCCCATTGTTCACCGCATCAAACGCACAGAACAACCCGGGCGTATTCAGTGGTCAGAGCATTGACGGAAACATCATGGGCTTAAACGCATACGTAGACCCATACTTCTCAGTAACCACCAAGATTGACGACTCAGCGTTTATCGTTGCACCAGAGGCAATCACTTGGTACGAAGCACCTACAACTCGTTTACAGGTTCAGTTAATTGAAACTGGTCAGGTGCGAGTCGGTGTTTACGGTTACGGTTGTGCACTGCTTAAGGATGCAACAGGCGTACGCCGTTTCAACTTAACCTAACCAGACTGAGGTAGGGTCTGAACTGCTGTTCCCGGGCCCTACCTCTACCACTTGAGGACCTGACATGAGCAAAATCGACATAGACGAGCTGCGTACGACACTTGGTGTTGGAACGCTCTACCCTGACTCGACTTTGCAACAGGTTGCTGATGCTGCCGAAGAGTTAATCGACGGCCTGCTCGACTACAATCGAGCCTCCATAGCATCGGCTCAAATCTCAAATAATGTGGTGACATTCTTTACCGCTGACCGTAACTCGTTATCTATTGGTGACTCAGTTACGGTCAGTGGTACAGATGCAACTTTTAATGCAACTTATACCGTTGTGCGCCGGGATGATTTCTTTTTTACAGCTGCCAAAATTGCAGCGAACACTGAACTAAAACGATACAAGCCATTTGGTAAAGTGATCTTGGTATCTCAGGCCCTAATTTACGACAGCGTACCAAGTGTTAGAGAGGCATCGCTCGCTGTGGCTATCGAGATTTTCCAGCAACGCACCGCACCAGGCGGCAGTATTCAGGCAGTGGACTTTACTCCTGGGCCACATCGCTTAGGTCAGGCATTGCTTACCCGAGTTAGGGGTCTATTAGCCCCATACATGGACATGGGCGGATTTGTAGGATGAGCCTAACCGAAACTAGGCAAGACCTCGCAGAAGCCCTAGCAGACCCCTCATACAGCGTTTATGCGTTCCCTAATGAGGTTATGTATGCACCAGCCATAGTTCTAGTACCTGGCTCGCCCTATGTGCTATGGCAAACACCAACAAGGTTTGGTGCTCGCTTTACTTTAACCCTGATGGTACAAAACAACGACAATCAGGGAGCCCTTGTCAATCTTGAAAAAATGATAGAAACTGTTGCAGCTCTAATTCCGGACTATGTAACAGTAGGCGATTTTTCACAGCCGACAACTAACGAAGTCGGGTCTACCGAATACCTCACAACCGACATCGAACTCGATGTCACAATCAACTAGGAGGGTGCTCTAATGGCACTTAAATATGTAACAGGGCGAGACCTTGCCCTAACAATAAACAGCGTTACTTACACCAGCATTGCCAGTGGATGTACCCTAACCCTTGATAGTAATCAGCAAACGCTAGAGACAATCGCTGGGCGCAAGTACACAACTATTGACCGCACAGCAACTTTGCAGGTTGAACTGTATCAAGACTGGGGCTCAACATCACCAGCCTCACTATGTGAAGTGCTATGGGATGCGACAAAGACTGCCCCAGATACAACCATTGCATTTAGTTTCACAGCTAATGGCGAAGTCTTTACAGGCAACATTTACCCTAATTTCCCAGTAGTGGGCGGCAATGCTACAGATGCTTTAACCGCATCAGTGTCATTTGTTGTAGACCAGGGCGCAGTAACACACACCTAAGCAATAGAAAGCAGGAACAGTGCAAGTTAAATACATAAATAACAAAACTGAATACAAGGCCAATTTAGACCAGGCCTGGGTGTGGGTGCGGCTCGAGGATGACCTCGGGCTCACCATCACTGAAGCACAAACCAAAATGGGCAAAGGTAGTACAAAAATTATTACCTACGCCATTTGGTTAGCCTCAGAAATACCTACCCCATACGATGACTGGATTAAAAACCTAGAGTCATTTGAGGTAGCTGATGATGACCCAAAAGACACCCAGTCGGAAGCCTAAAAAGAGATCTAGTCCAACTAGCAGTCCATACTGGATTACCGCTACAGGATTTACTCACTTGGTCTCTGGCTGACATAGCAACGGCATGGGAGGTGCTTACTGATGGCAAACAATAACAAAGTCAAAATTGATATCCAGATGGATAAACAAGACAAAGACATGTTATTTAAGGCATTTAAGACCTTACCAAAAGAAGCACAGGATGTACTCCGAGCTGAGACACAGAAACTTGTTGGCACACTTGCTGATGAGATGAGGCGCAAGGCAGCCACAGCGCCCAATCCTAAACAGGCTATGTTGCTGGCTCGCTCTATCAAGGCAAACAAAGACCGAGTGCCCAGCATCACTGTCGGCGGTGGGCGCAAGGTCCCAGTGCAACGCAAGAAAACCCCGGGCAGTCCACAGCCTATGCAGTCAGACTTGCTATTTGGTGCAGAGTTTGGCGTTAGACAAGGTGGCCCAGGCACATTTAAGCAGGGTGGGCGCAAGTTTGCTAACTACTCAGGGCGCATGGGTAAAGGCTCTAGGGGTTACTTTATCTTTCCGACATTGCGTAAAAATCAAGACCGTATCCGCCGCACTTATCTTGAAACCGTTTATAAACTGCTTAAAAGAAAATGGGGTCCTGATAAATAATGGCTAACATACGCACACTCAAACTTAATCTGCTTGCAGATACAACAGATTTTGCTGATGGTATTAAAAAAGCATCTGGACAGACCGAGTCATTTAGCAGCAGTGTTAAGTCCTCGATGAAAACCCTAGCCAAGTCAGCGGCTATCGCTGGTGCGGCTGTAGCAGGTATGGCTGTGGCATTTGGTGTGGATGCTGTCAAGGCCGCTCTTGTGGATGAGAAGTCCCAGCGCCGACTTGCCAAAGCATTACAGAACACAACCAAAGCATCAGCGCAACAAATAAAAGGTGTTGAAAAATACATAGCCAAAACATCGCTAGCAAGTGGTGTCATCGATGATGACTTGCGCCCATCGTTTCAGAAATTAGTCCAATCGACTAAAGATATTGGCAAAGCCCAAGACTTGATGACTCTTGCACTAGACACAAGTGCAGCAAGCGGTAAAAACCTTGAAACTGTGAGTTTAGCGTTAGCCAAAGGTTATGGAGGGAATAACGCTTCACTCGGAAGATTGGGTCTTGGTCTAGACAAAGCGACATTAAAGTCAAAAGACTTCAAAGTGGTTCAAGAAAAACTTGAGAAGATTGTAAGTGGACAGTCAAAAGCGAAAGCCAATTCTTTTGAAGGTCGCATTGAACGATTTAAGATTGCTATCGATGAAGCCAAAGAGTCTATTGGTTACGCAATCCTTGAACAGATAGAGCCGTTTGTTGATAAGTGGCTACCCAAAATTGCTGAAGGTGTCCAGGATGTGATTGACGGTTTTCAAGGCAAGGGTGGCAAAGGTTCTGGCGTATCGCTAGGCGAGGCAATTAGAAATGTTACTGATGCTATGGGTGAATTTTTTGCGGCCTTTAATGAGAGCGATGATGGCAAACAAAGGAGTGTGGCTGACAACATCACAGCAATAGCAAATGCTTTTAATGCACTGGCTGGAGCAATCACTAAAATTTCAGGCGCTTATAGTTCGATAAAAAAGTTTGAAAACTCGCCACTGTTTGAGAAATACTTGAGCAAAGTTCCACTGTTTTACGGTTTACAAATTTCCAAATGGGAGCAAGAAAAACTGTTTGGTGATAGTGGCAAACCTAAAAAGGCTTTGGGTGGTCCAGTGTCAAAAGGCAAAAGTTACCTGGTGGGCGAATACGGTCCAGAACTATTTACCCCTATGGGCGGAGGCAACATCACCCCAAACAGTCGGCTAAATGGTGGCGGAGTCACAATCATTATGAACGGCATTGTCGATGGTGAGTCTGCCCGCCGTAGCATTGAGCGAGTATTGCAACAGTCCAGCATTAGAACTGGGGTAGTAAATGTTAATGGTGTGGCTCTGTAATGCCTGGTGCTAGTTATTATTTAACAATTGACGGGTATGGGGTAGACGACTATGCCATGATCAATAGCCTCAGCTGTACACATGGGCGAAGTGACATTAACCAACAGCCATCACCTAGTACTTTTAGAGCCCAACTACAACTAATTCCGGGCGAAATTTTTCCAACCTCAATAGAATTAAATTCTCGAGTGTTGTGGCAAATTTACGACTCTACAGGAACAGCCGACAAGCGAATTATCTTTAATGGAACTATAACTGACATACAGACTAGTCTGCAATGGTTAAACGGTGACGGCATTTATTTTTACGACATTACAGCAGTAGACAATTTAGCAGGCTTAAACAATAAATCCACAGGCAATTCATTTGCTAAACAGTATGCAGGCACTCGTATTGCAGCTATTTTAACTAAGTTTGGTTATGACACCACAGACATTACAGTACCCGGTGATTATGAAATTAAAGTGCACTCATCGGGCACTATGACCAACATGCTTACATTTGCTCAAGAAGCGGCTCAATCATCTATGGGGATTTTGTATTCTCAACCTCAAAACGGGCGTTTAAAATATCAAACTTATTTGGATCGAGAAAATAATACAGAAATAGTGCTTTCGACAAGTGACATTTTATCTGGAGATTTCCAGCTAACCACCTCAACTAATACTGTAGTTAATGAGGTTGCTGTAAATTATAGCTCAGGCACTGGCACTACATATGATGATTCTCCTAGCCAAGCAATTTACGGTTTACGATCAGGCACTCGAGATACCACATTGCATGATGTGGCAGACGCTAACAGCCAGGCACAAATACTGCTGGCATCTCGTAGATTAGCGTCTATCGGACTAACCTCTCTAACGGTCAATACTGCTGTAATTTCTGATGCGCTAAATACAAAATTAGCCAAAATTGAGGTAGGCACAAGAATAAAAATTACAGATTTACCGACACCAGAGTTGCAATCCTTTGAGGGATTTATAGAGGGCTATACATGGACCTCGGCCCGAGGTCAAAACATAATCCAAATGAATTTAAGCAATGCTGAGCAACTATACCCATACACTTTATGGAACGAGTTAAATGGCACAGATACTTGGAATACTTACGCATCAGCTACTACACAATGGGGGAATATTCAATAATGGCAACTACAACTAATAACGGCTGGACTGTGCCAAATGACACAGACCTGGTGAGAAATGGCGCATCTGCAATTAGGTCTTTAGGCGGTGCTATCGACAGCGCCATAAAAAAACTTACCTATACCAACATTACTCCGACTTATGGCGGTACTGGCTGGTCTTTTGGAAGTACTGGATATTCAGCAGATGCTAACTGGGCGCAAACAGGAAAAACTGTATTTTTTGATGGCACAATAACTGTAGGCGCAAGCGTAACAGCAGGCACAGGCTCCCTCAGCGTTATTTTACCAATTAACTCAAACACTTTGACAAATGAATTCACAGGAACAGGCATGTTTTACGATGCAAGTTTAGGACATTTTTACCCTTGCGAAATTCGTATAAATCAAACTAACTTATCTTTCTATATTCTTAGTACAGCTGGAACATATTTAAGAGCATTAGAATTTGATAATACTAATAAACCAGTAACTATAGCTCAAAATGACCAATTTATTTGGTCTGTTGTATACCAGGGAGTCTAGACATGACCGATACACCAAAAAAGGCAGTCGCTAAACCATTAGCATTCAAGGCCCCAGTGCCAGACAAGGTGACTTGTGAGTTTGGCAAGCAGGGGCAAGTCTGGGCTGCTGGGTATCACACTGGGGTTGATTACGGTTCTAAGAGAGGTACACCAGTCACTGCTGTAGCTGATGGCATCATTATTGCCGCTAACTGGGGTCCAGCATACGGACTGCAAGTTATCATCCAGCATGGCTCACATCGTTTCTTATACGGACATTTGCAAGATAAAGAACCGATAGCCGCCGGGACTCGAGTCAAACAGGGACAGCGCATTGGTCACAGTGGGGCAACAGGCTCTAGTGTTGCTGGACCACACTTACACCTCGAAGCCAGAACATTGCCCTACCGATACGCTGTAGATGCTGTAGACCCGAGGAAGTGCCTAAAATGAGTAAGTCAAGATTTTCATACGCCAACTTGCCAAAACCTATCTCGTTTGGTCTTATTGCGTTTTTAGCCTCATGGCAAGCAACTGAGTTTAGTCTCCAGTATCGCTCAATTATGGGTGCTATTGTCGCTGGGCTGATGGGCTTTCTAAACCCTGAATTATCGAACGACACACCGAACTCTGACTAATGTTGTAAAACTGTCGCTAATCTGTGCTACTGTCCTAGACATGACACAACTACTAACAGCGAGCCAGGCAGCGCAGTATTTCCAAGTGTCGAGGCAGACCCTCGTTAATTGGGA